TCATAAAAGTCATTACCATAATATAAAAATAAACCTTGGGATGTTCCAATAGCTGAATATTTTTCACCTGCAAAACTAGAGAATGCAACTTGTGCTCTACCAGCGCCAGGTAAAGATTTACCACCAGATGTTAATTGTAACCACCCACCTATTTTTTCTGGTAAACCATATCTAAATCTAACAAAATCACCGTCTATCCATTGGCTCTCGGCCCCTGATTCTGTGTCTTGCTTATTAAAACCGGGCTTGAAATTTAATTTTTGTAGCATATAGTAGCTTATATAGTAGTTTAATAAAGAATGAAAGTCACAAAATGAGTAGAATATTAGCAATACATAACTCACATAATGCTTCTATTTGTGAAACAGACGCAGATAAAATTATTTATTTTCAAGAAGCTGAAAGATTAAACAAGAAAAAACAAACTAAAGAGTTTTATGTATTATTAAATAAATATAAGAATAATAAATTTAATAAAATAATATTTATAAACGCAGTAAATCAAAGTGATAGTAATAAAAATGCTTTTGAAAAAGCATTAAAACTACACAACATTGAATACGATGAATTTGTTTACGATATAAATCATCATTTTTATCATGCGTGTGCTTCATACTATAATTCAGGTTATAAAGAATCTTTTGTTTTAGTAATAGATGGCAATGGAGTAAGAGAAAATGATAAGTTTGAAATAGTATCTTGTTATTATTTTCGAAAAAATAAATTTAAAAAAATTTTTAAATTATACACCGGTGAAAATAAAGAATACATAAACAATAAAGACGTGGTTATAAATACGTTAAGTTTAGGTCATCTTTACAAGATTACTAAAAAAATTTTAAATTTCAAAGAAGAAGGATCTGTAATGGGTCTTTCATCTTATCCAAGTAATAAATCATACAATAAACTGTTTGTAGAAAAATTTAATCATTTTAGTTATGTTCAATCTTATTTAATAGATATGTATGAATTGGGAGAAGATAAAACAGTGAAAATATCATTATGTAAAGCAGTGCAAAACGAATTAGAACGTATTGTTTTAAAATATGTATCTAACATTATAAAAAATAAAAAAAGAAATTTATGTGTGTCAGGGGGTGTTTTTCAAAACACTGTTTTAAATTCTAAAATATTAGATATCTGCCCTAATCTATATGTAGATCCTTTTGCTGATGATAGTGGTATCTCAATGGGGGCAGCTTTATTTCACGTAAATAAAAATAAATTTGTAAAAAATAAATTAACTACATTAAATTTAGGAGACTCACCTAATTATAATTTTTTAAATTTTAAAAAAGGTACACATACTACAGCTAAAAAAGTAGCAAAACTTATAGCTAAAAAAAATATAATAGCAATTTATCAAGGTAAAAATGAACTAGGTAAAAGAGCTTTAGGAAATAGATCTTTTTTGTTTGACCCACGAGATAATTATGCAAAAGAAAAAATAAATTATTTAAAAAATAGAGAATGGTTTCGGCCTACAGCAGGCACAGTTTTACACGAACACGCAAACGAATGGTTTGATTTAAAATCAAAAGAGGAAACTCCGTTTATGTCTTATGTTTTTAAGGTTAAGAAAAAAGAGGCACCCGGTATTACGCACGTAGATAATAGCTGTCGTATTCAAACACTTAAAAAAGAACAAAATTATCATTACTATAATTTAATAAATGAATTTTATAAATTAACCAATGTTCCAATTTTGCTAAATACTTCTTTTAATTTAGCAGGGCAACCTTTAGTAAATTCTGTAGAAGATGCTATGAAAACATTAATAGATTGTAATAATTTATTTAAATTTATATACTTTCCAGAAATTGGAAAAATTTATGAACCCGATGATTTTTTTTAAAATATGAGAGAAAAAACCGTAAACATAAATAACTTTATTGGAACATACGATAATTATATTACAAAAGAAGAATGTAACAAAGCAATAAAATTATATGAAAACCAAAACAAATTTAATAATACATTTAATAGAATAGGTTTTGAAAAAGCATCTATATTAAAAAAACAAGATCAACAATATTTTGCAGCACCTAATAATATTAATGTTTGGTGGGAAGAATTAAAACCAATGATTTTAAACTTTGATTTAGCTTGGAATCATTATGCTCAAAATGTAGGAGCTAAAGATGCTTATGGACTGGATAAACTTTATTACACAAGTTTAAAAATTCAAAAAACTTTACCCACAGAAGGATATCATATTTGGCATATAGAACATGGTTCAGGTTTTGAGAATGAACCTAGAGCTTTTGTTTTTAGTATTTATTTGAACGATGTTGAAGAAGGTGGTGAAACAGAATTTTTACATTTTTCAAAAAGAGTAAAACCTAAAACTGGTAGAATAGTTATCTGGCCTGCAGGCTTTCCATATATTCATAGAGGAAATCCACCTTTATCTGGTGAAAAATATATTTTAACTTCTTGGATGATGTTACGATGATTAAAATTATCGATAATTTTCTTGATAATGATAATTTAAAAATAGTTCAAGATTTTGCTTTAAACAAAGCGTTGTATACGCCACGTTATTTTATGAACACCACTGAAAAAAATGAAAAAAATTATTATGGAAGTAGATTTCTTTTAAACCAAAATAAAAAATTATTAAATTTGTTAATAAAACAATCAGAATTAAAATTTAAAATAAAAATAAAAAAAGTAAATTCAGATTCAGGTTTAGATATAAGAAGTTCAACGTATTTTAAACCACATACAGATGAGATATTTGGTATTGCAAATATATTAATTATGATTTCAGGGCCAACTGCTGTAACTAATGGAACAGTTTTTTATTATACAAATAATGAGGGAGATTCAGAATTAGATATTCATGTTGGATTTAGAGAAAATAGAGCTATTTTATTTCCATCCAATTGGATGCACTCACAACACGCAGTTAACGTTTCTAATTTAAAAAGATATACTTCAACTTTGTTTATAGATTATGAAGAATAAGAAGTAGGTCTTGCACCTAATCTAGCTATTTTATCGGATTCACTTTCATCTTCAACATTATCGTTGTCCCAATTAGATTGTAATTGAGTTAAGTGAGCAGTGTCCCATCTAGTAATAAAATCTGTAAAATCACCTAAGTTAGAATCCTCCCAAGTAGAGTGAGGAGTTTCGTCTCTGTATTCTACAGTATCACTAGGATTTTTTGTTCCATATTGAATAGCCCAAATGTTAGACCATTTCGATAATCCCCAAAAATCATTATCTTCAATATTGTATCCAATGCCTTGAGCCTCGCCTTCAGCGTGGTTTTTAATTACTATTTTATCGTCAAATATTACAGTCCATTGTGCGTTTGTTGCCATATTTTCTCCTAAGTTTTAATTATATATATCACAGCTATGTACGGTTGCAACACCGATGTTGCAGTTCCAGAAAAAGTAGCACTCAGGTTATGTAGGTGACCTGTTCCGCTCCCTGTACTCCCTGTATTATTGCCACTTGCACCGGTAAAACCGCTTCCAGATTCAGCCTTAGTACCAGGTCCTAACCCTGCAGAAGCGTGACTATGAGATGCCAGTTGCGCTGTTGATAAAGTTGCATTAGCCGTTGAGCCTCCAACGTTTCCAGATATAGCAACTGTATTTGCTCCACCAGTAGATCCTAAAGCTTTGGTTCCTGATTTTCCAAGTGGTACATTATCTTGTAAATCAGGCAGTACAAAAGTACTTGAACCATCTCCAGCTCCATAAGTTGTACCTACTATTGCAAATAAAGCAGCGTATGTAGATCTTGAAACAGTTGCTCCATTACATTCTAAAAAACCTGTTGGCACAGATGAATCTGACCATGGTATAATAGTTGCTGTTGGAATTCCCTCAATACCCGTAAGGTTTGCTCCATCAAAATCGTATTTTGTTGCTTCATAATTTGACATATCGTTACATTCTAAGTTTTAATTATATATAACACAGCTAAATACGGTTGCAACACAGATGTTGCACCGCCTGAAAAAGTTAATGAACTCATGTTGTGTTGGTGACCTGTACCACTTCCTGTATTCCCTGAAGTAGTTTGGTTACTAGCTTGAAGAGATGTAAACCCGTGAGCTCCCGAAAGGCCCGCAAGTGTACCTCCCGGGTGACTGTGAGATGCCAGTTGTGCGGTAGATAAAGTAGCATTAGCTGTTGCTGTGCCTGAAGCAGTTCCAGTCCCACTGACTGTATTTGCTCCACCAGTAGATGCTAAAGCTTTAGTCCCTGATCTTCCAACTACAGCGTTATCTTGTATATCAGGCACAAGAAAAGTTGACGAACCATCGCCAGCTCCATACGTAGTACCTATTATTGCAAACAATGCTGAGTAAGTTGATCTTGATACAGCTGCACCATTACACTCTAAGAAACCTGTTGGCACTGAGGCTGAAGACCACGGTACAATTGTACCCGTAGGAATTCCGTCAATATCCGTAAGATTTGCTCCATCATAATCGTATTTTGTTGCTTCATAATTTGACATATAATTACATCCTAAGTTTTAATAATATAAATAATTGCTATATAAGGCTGCACCACAGATGATGCAGTACCAGAAAAAGTTAATGAACCTGCGTTGTGGTTGTGACCTGTGCCACTTCCTGTGCTCCCCGTGTTATTTCCGGATAAACCACGTTGCTCACTTCCACCTATTCCTGAAGGACCCGGTGATGTACCACTGTGACTGTGAGATGCTAGTTGTGCGGTAGATAAAGTTGCATTTGCTATTGTCCCTGAAATAGTTCCGCTTCCAGTGACTGTATTTGCTCCACCAGTAGATGCTAAGGTTTTAGTTCCAGATTTTCCAAGTGCCACGTTATCTTGTATGTCAGGTAAAAGAAAAGTTGAGGAACCATCCCCGGCCCCATACGTTGTGCCTACTATTGCAAATAAAGCTGAATAAGTTGATCTTGATACAGCTGCACCATTACACTCTAAGAAACCTGTTGGTATTGAAGTCGAAGACCACGGCACAATGGTAGCTGTTGGAATTCCTTCGATCCCTGTAATATTAGCTGCGCTAAAATCGTATTTTGTTGCTTCATAATTAGACACTTATTATTTCTCCGTGTAAGTCCACCCTGTTGTAGCATCACCCGAATAAACTAATCCAAATGCTGCGCCTTGTGTATTAACTACTAGATCGGACGCTGCATTAGCTATATTGGAAGAGTTTCTTCCGACAGTCAATGCGTTAGTATTAAAGTCATAACCTTGATCCACGAAATTTACTTGATCTCCTGTAGCCGGTGATGCGGGTAATGTTATTGTAACTGCTCCACCATTTGTATTTACTAAAAGTTGAGCACCAGCTTGAACTGTTTCAGCTGCTGAAACTGCTCGCCAGTTTCTTTGCTCATGAAGTTTTACTACATTAGTTCCATCAGAATATAATACGTAATTATTTCCTTCAGCTAAAAGAACACCTGTACCTGACGATGTTTTAAAAGTTAAAGTGTAAC